AACGAAAGAGATGTCTGCGTTCAAACAGCAATCAAAGGCGGCTGGGAAACTGTGCGAGGTATAAAAGTATGATTTTATTAAGTTTTGGAACTAGACCAGAGTGGATTAAGATTAAGCCATTGCTAGACCAAATGGACGGCAACATTCCATACCGCCTCCTCTTTACAGGTCAGCACACAGACCTGCTCTCAAAAGTAGGCGAGGACATAGATTTAATAAAGTTAGAGATCAAGGACGGTCCAAACCGACTTGACTCTATCGTGAGTTCCGTTATGAACTTGGAAGAGATTTTTGAGGGCATAACCTCTGTTTTAGTACAGGGAGATACGACCTCTGCTTTCTCTATTGCTCTTGCTGCTTTTCACAGGAGGATTAAAGTAATCCATCTGGAAGCAGGCTTAAGAACATACGACAAGAACCAACCATATCCAGAGGAATTTAATCGACAAGCCATTTCTAGGATTGCCGACGTTCATCTTTGCCCAACAACAATGTCGAAAGACTTTTTAAAAAACGAAACAACTCAAGGCAGAGTAGAAGTCGTAGGTAATACTGTGTTGGATAATCTGCGAGGGATAGAAACTGAGTATACAAACAAAGTCATTGTAACGATGCATCGCAGAGAAAACCACCACAACATGGATGAATGGTTTAAAGCTATTGATAAGATTGCCGAAGCCAACAAAAACTTGGAGTTTATTATTCCTCTGCATCCAAATCCTAACGTCCAAAAGCACAAGCATTTGCTAAAAAACCTTAAAATCGTTGAGCCAGTAGAGTATAATGAGTTCATAAAGTTGCTGGCTAAAACAAGGCTCGTTATCACTGATTCTGGCGGCTTACAAGAGGAAACTTCTTTTCTAAAAAAGAAATGTATTGTATGCCGAAAGAAAACAGAAAGACTTGAAGGTGTCGGCACTTTTGCTTTAATGTGTCTTGAACCAGAGGATTTGGAAGGTCTTTTCAATCAAGTCAACACAGATCATATACCTGTTGGAGACTGCCCCTATGGAGACGGATACGCTGCTGAAAAAGTGTATGAGGTCTTAAAGGATGAAGTTTGAAGAAGATTTTAATAATTCTTTCTTTCTGTTTTTAGATAAAATAAAAAAAAGAGAAAACTTTGCTTTCGTCAGATTTTCAGACGGAGAGCTAGACATTCTACAAAATTACTACGTAGAATTAAGTGCGAATAAGGTCCAAAGAGGCGAGGAAGTTTTATCGCAAGCTCCTTATCCCACAGAAGATCACAAAGTCTTTGATCCGACGATTCATCAAGAAAGCAGGAATAAGCTTTTAGAATCATTTAGATTTAGAAGTAAAAATTATTTTAAAGGAATGAGTTGCCCTTGCTGCGTACCAGAACACAGAGTAAGAGAGATGCTCGAACTTCATGGAGAAGGCGACGAGGAACATGTTTGCTGGGCAAACCAATTTGTAAATTCTAATTTCCCTTACTTCGTCAATCATATGATAAAGGAAATTGAAAGAAGAGAAGACATTATACTAATAGCTAATGAATCAGTACAGGTCGACAACGCAAGTCTAAAGATTAAAAAGTTCTTCCCAGTTGGCTATAATTGTTTTGCTAATGATCTTCATTTAGTTGAAGAAATAGGGCAGTTTATAAAAGAAAACAATATTCAAAATCACTTGTTTTTGTTTTCTGCTGCTTCATTGTCGGAAGTTCTTATTTATGAGCTTTACAAGAAATTTCCGAACAACACATATCTTGATGTGGGAACAACATTACACAAGCAGCTTGGCTTAAACATTGCTAGAGATTATTTAAAGGCTTTTTATAACGGTATACCAAATTATGATCTTTATAAAAAATGTATACACCCACTAGCGGTCAACAAATGAAAAACATCAAAGTTAAAAATTTAATTTTAGGAAAGAACGTTGTTATTGAGCCAAGTGTTATTATAAGAGGAATTAACGGCGAGGCTGAAAATGTCATAATTGGAGATAATACATACATAGGTCATGATACTCAAATTATTTGTGATAACTTTAAAATAGGGGATTATGGAAAATTACATAACCACGGATACGTGCATGGGTATAACCCTTGTTCAATAGGTCACAACGCTTGGGTTGGGCAAAACACAATAATTGACAGTATAGGAGGTACCACAATTGGCGATAATTGTGGTATCGGAGCCCACTCGCAATTGTGGAGTCACATTAAATACGGGGACACCTTAGAGGGCTGTAGATTTCTATCAGACTCGCCTTTAAATATTGGGAGAGATGTGTGGTTTGTTGGGCACTGTATTGTTTCCCCAATTACGGCAGAAGACAAGTCAATGGCATTGGTTGGATCTGTTGTAACAAGAGACATGAAACAAAATCACATTTACGCTGGATCACCAGCAAAAGACATAACAGATAAGGCTGGAAACCAATTTAAGCCGGTAACTACCAAGGAAAAATACGAAAAAATGTGCTTGTATTTAGAAGAGTTTGAGAGTATAATTGGAACTAAGAATCATGACATTATAGTTGTTAGAAATCAGAACGAATTTGTCGACAATAAAAGTTGTTTTTCGGTTTCTAATAGAGTTTATACAAAGAATTTAACAGAATTAGAACAAAAATTTATGAACTTTCTATTACCAGAAAAAGCTAAATTCGTTCCATGGGGAGAGCAAGTTAATCATGCTACATAATCCATACAAAGTAGTTCAAATGTTTGAGGAAGAAGTTGCTCATTATACAGGCGCTCCCTATGCCGTATCTGTGAATAGTTGCACCAATGCTTTATTCTTGGCTTGCAAGTGGCACAATGTACAAGATAAGGAAGTGCTAATTCCAAACAGAACCTATCTTTCGCCCCCTCAATCAATTATACAGGCAGGCGGAAAACTAGTATTCGAGGACATTGAGTGGCAAGGAATTTATCAACTGAAACCATTCCCTATTTACGATGCAGCAAAGAGATTAACTTCGAAAATGTATATACCCGGAACAATGATGTGTTTATCATTTCACATTAAAAAGCACCTTAAGATTGGAAAGGGGGGCATGATTTTGCTTGATAACATCGAAGCAGTAAAGTGGCTAAAAGCGCGACGTTATGAAGGAAGAACTGACGGAATGAGATACCACGAAGACTTTATCGATGAAGAGGGGTGGAACATGTACATGACACCAGAACAAGCTGCAAGGGGGTTAACTCTTATGCAGAACTACCCGGAGCACATGCCTGACATCCCCGAGAATCCCCCGTATCGCGACCTCACAGGGTTTGATCTTTTTAAGCATATAGAGGTAAGATGAAAAATGTATGTTTGGTAATAAATACTTATTCAAAGTATTCTGATTTGTGGTCAATGTTTTTTAATAAACTAGACGAGCATTTGCCCGAAATTAAAAGGTATGTGTTTGTAGATAAGGATTTACCAGACAGAAATTCAACTACCTTTAATTATAATACAGAAGATAAATTTAGAACTCAATTCTTAGGTTGTATTAAGGAAGTAAAAGAAAAATACTGTATTTTCATTTCAGAGGACTACATCTTATTTGACAAGCCTAGGCTAGATTTAATCAAAGAATACATTCAAGTTTTGGAAAAAAATCAAAACCTTACTTTCATAAGGTTTGCTAAAGGAATTGATTTTGGAGAGCCAAAATATAAGAATTATCAAAATCTGTATGAGTTATCCAGCGCATTTCCTTATTTCTATTCTCAAACAGCTTGCCTGTGGAAGACTAGAGATTTAGAGAAGATTTTTGAAACAACACCAGACTCGCACATTGCGGGAACAGACATGTCTCAGCAGTTTGAAATTTTAGCAAGCCAAACTTGTAGAGATTTGGACATCCGAGGGCTTTTTTGTCATCATGGAGAGCCAAAACGGGGTGAGCATCATCATGACTCAAAAGTATTTCCATACATAGCGACAGCATTAGTTAAAGGAAAATGGAATTTAAGCGAGTATGAAAAAGAATTAAAACCACTTCTAGAAGAGTATAAGATAGATGTGCAGAAAAGGGGAGTAGTTTAATGTTGATTTTGGGAGATCTTTCTGGAGAAGTACCAGATACTAACTCTTATCATTGGAATTTGGACCAGCTATCAGACGACTCGAACCAAGAATCTGTCTTAATGTACGGCTATAATTCATCCCAGAATAAAGATTTTCATGAAAGGTGTTCCTCTTTTGAAAGAAAGATTTACTTTAATAACTGGGCACCATGCGAGTATGCTCAATTTAAAGATCACAATAATAAAAATGCGTTTAATTATGATGAAAATTTTAATGAAATCTACTCTATCTGTCCGTATACTAGTGAGTGGTTAAATTCAAAAAATTTAGGAAGAAAATACAAAGAGATTTTTTATCCTTATAATAAGAAAATTATTCCACTTAACTTTGAAAAAGAGTACGATGTGATTTACCATGGAGGACTCCACGGAGAAGAGCACATTGACTGCCTCGAAGTGATGATGAGTTACAATTATCGTTATTGTAGTATGTCTAATCACATTAATTCGACAACCAGAGCTTTTTTGCCTTATGCAACAAACACAAATTTGCAATTTCAAGATAAGATTAATTTAGTTGCAAAAACAAAGATATCAGTGTGTTATAACTTGGTACACGTAAACCCAGAGCATGTACCGGCTATAAGATCTTACGATGGGTGGAGCGAGAATTATGCATTTAGCCAAGTGGGTCAATGGAATGTGATGCCTCAATTTAAAACTAGGATGCATGAAGCTGCTATTTCAAAAACACTCAATTTAGTTATGAAAGATGATTGGAACGTTGCGGAAAGATATTATACTGAGAATGAGGATTTTATCTATTTTGAAAACAAAAAAGATTTAAGAAATAAGATTAATGATGTTTTAAATAATTGGCAAGATTATGAGAAAATCATAGACAATGCTTATAATAAAGCTATCAATTATACAACTGAAAAGTTTGTTGAAAAAATAAGGAATGACAAATGAGATGTAGATCATGCAATTCTGACTCTCTGGAATTGATTTTAGACCTTGGAAATCAACCTTGGTGTAATGATTTTTTATCTGAGGACCGCATAGGTAAAGAGGAGATTTACCCATTGAGATTGAATCACTGCACAGACTGCGGACTCCTCCAATTAGACCACACAGTGCCCAAAGAGACTATGTTCGGAGACCATTGTTATCTCTCAGGAATGACTCAGACTCTAAAAAATCACTTTTATGACGTGGCTGATGAGAATGTTAAACAGTTTGAAATACAACCAAGTGATTTAGTGGTTGACATTGGTGGCAATGACGGCACACAACTACAACAGTATCAAAAGTGTGGAATCGAAAACGTTTTAAATGTCGAGTGTGCCGAAAGGGTTTCGGAAATTTCTAGAGAAAATGGAGTAAAAACAATAACAGAATATTTCAATAAGGAATGTGTAAAGGACCACATTGGAGAAAAGACTGTAAAACTTTTTAATGCATCTGGGGTATTTTTTCATTTAGAAGAATTGCACAGTGTAATCGACGGAATCAAGCTAGCATTGAGGGACGATGGTGTCTTGATAGTTCAGTTTATGTATGCAGGTACGATGGTGGAAAAATTAAACTTTGACACAATCTATCACGAGCACCTTTGTTATTATACAATGGGAAGCCTGAACAATCTTGTGGCACCATATGGTCTAGAGATTTTTGACGCTTATTACTCTGAAATCCACAGCGGATCAATCATTGCTAAGATTACTCATAAGGGCGGCAAACTTGATAAAAAAACAAGTAGGTATCAAGAATTGTTGGAGAAAGACAAGAAATACACGCCTGAGTCTTTTAAAGATTTTGCTGACAAAGTTCGAAAACAAAGATCTTCTCTTAAGGATCTTTTAGAACAGCTTAAAAGCAGTGGCAAGACGATTTATGCCTATGGCGCTCCTGCAAAGGGCAACACTCTTCTGAATTATTTTGGCATTAGTGCCTCTCTTGTTGATAAGGCGGTTGAGATTAATGAAATGAAAATCGGTAATTTTCTACCTCAGTCTCACATACCCATTACAAGAGAGATAAAAGAGGATAGACCAGATTACTACCTTCTTCTGTCTCATAATTTTGCTGATGAGATTATTAATAAAAATAAAGACATAATTGAAAATGGAACAAAATTTATTATTCCATTTCCACAAATTCAAATTGTTGGTTAAAAATGAAAGTATTAATCACGGGCGCAACTGGATTTTTGGGTCGCCATTTAACAAAAAAGATTGAATCTTTGGGTTGGGAAATTAATATTTCTAATTCAAAAGTTGCAAATTTAAATAAAATAGAAAACTTATTTCAATACAATGAAATAAAATTTGATTACATTTTTCATTTGGCAGCAGTAACTAAGGCTGGAGATTATTGCCTTAAACACCCCGGAGATCAGTGGGTTGCAAATCAAATAATCAATACAAACATCCTAAATTACTGGAAAGACCATCAGCCACAAGCAAAGATGGTATGTATGGGTACTAGCTGTTCATACGCGCCGGGATTGGTTATGAGCGAGGGTAATTATCTCCTAGGAGAACCTGAGCCCAGTCTGTATACGTATGCTATGACAAAAAGAATGCTGCTTGTTGGTCTCGAATCTTTACAGAAACAATATGGACTAAAGTGGTTATACTTTATACCATCGACCCTGTATGGACCAGATTTTGAACTTGATGACAATCATTTCATATTTGATTTTATAAGAAATTGTTATAATGCAAAATACAACGATGATGATTTTACTCTATGGGGAGATGGAGAACAGAGGAGAGAGCTAATCTATGTCAATGACGCCATTGATGCTATGATAAATCTCCTAGGAGAGGACAATCAGATCTTTAACTTAGGCTCTGGGCAAGATAATGCGATAAATGAGTTTGCACAGATTGTGTGTAGCGCATATGACTATGATTTTTCTTTAGTAAAACACGACCTTTCAAAGTATGTTGGCGTTAAGGAAAAAAAGATTTGTACTGAAAAGACAACAAAATCTTTGAAAGGCAAGGATTTTATCAAAACTTCTCTTGACGAAGGGATTAAAAATAGTATACAATACTTTATAAAAGAGGTGACAAAATGAGCAAGCGTAAATATTTGCCAACATTATCGGAGTTAGTTGACAGGCTTTCAATTTCACAACTGAAAGAGGTCTTCATATCTGACCATAAAGAGGAATACTCTCAAGAAATAGCAGACATAATTCACGACATTCAACTGTGTATAGACGAGCAGGGTGGCAAGATTACCGCTGAAACAATAAGGGCAATTGTTGTTTTATCTCAAATGAATTTGCACATCTGGCATAACGAGTCAAATTATCGCAAAGGAATCAAGGACGGCAATGACCTTGAATTAACACACGGTCTCAATGGAATTAGAAACACTGCCAAAAATAAAATTCAAGAAGTTGTTGGCGGCAGAAAAGATTATAAAATTGACTGCCTCGCCGCAGACTTTAAAGACTGGGAAATTAGCTGGTAATGAAAGTCTTGGTGGTTGGAGACGCATGTGAGGACATGTATGTTTATGGCACTAGTACCCGCATGGCTCCCGAAGCCCCCGTGCCTGTTTTTGTAGAGAAGTATTCCAAATCAAATGGTGGGATGGCTTTAAATGTTTACAATAACATAAAGGCTCTTGGCATAGATTGTCAAATCGTACACAATAAAGAACAGATTAAAAAAATAAGATACGTAGATTATCCAACTAATCATCTTTTTATTAGAATTGATTCGGATGAAAGCAAGATTGATAGGATAGATAAGAAGTTTCTAGAAAAAGATTTCTTATTGAGCTATGATGCTGTTGTCATTTCTGATTATGATAAAGGATTTTTATCAGAAGAAGACATAGAAAAAATTTGCTATTATCACCCTCTTACTTTTATGGATACTAAGAAAAAGCTTGGAAGGTGGTCCGAAGATTGTAAGTGGATAAAGATTAACACGCCTGAATACGATTTTACTAAAGAACAAATTAGTGATCGAATGTATTTGTATGAGGATAGACTAATAGTTACAATGGGATCCCACGGATGCAGATACAAAGATAAGACATACCCAGTTAACAAAGTGGAAATAAAAGATTTATCTGGAGCAGGAGATACCTTTCTAGCTGGGTTTGTGACCAAATACTTGCAAACAAAAGACGTTGACGAGTCATTAAGCTTTGCCAACAAGTGTGCTACAATAGTTGTGCAACAAAAGGGAGTTAATGTGATCCATGGAATTTAAAGAATATTACAAATACTATCTAACACTACATCAAAATAAGTGGAATAGGAGGCTTCACGCTCTGGGGCAGATAGCAACACTTTCATTTATTGCCTTATCTACCCAAGAACAACAGTGGTTTCTATTATTGTGGGCACCATTTATTATCTACCCATTCGCTTGGTCTGGACATTTCTTTTTCGAAAAGAATAAGCCAGCAGCTTGGTCGAAGCCATTGTGGGCGAAGGCATGTGATTGGCTAATGTTGAGGGACATGATTACTGGAAAGGTAGAAAGATAATGAAGATTTTAATTACAGGCGGCGCTGGATACATCGGCAGTGAATTGGTGGGTTATTTAATCGATAAGCACCAGATTTATGTTGTGGATAATTTGCTTTATGATAAGACTTCTCTTTTAAGATATGTCAATCATCCAAACTTTCACTTTGAAAAAGCGGATGTAAGAGATCACTCTGTATTAGAAAGATACATGAAAGAGTGCGACGTTGTAATTCCGCTTGCTGCTTTAGTTGGATTTCCTTTGTGCGATAGACGCCCCCAAGAGGCAATTGATGTTAACTATGGCGCTTGCGAATGGGTTGCTAAAAACAAATCAAAAGATCAAATGGTGGTCTATCCTTGTACCAACTCAGGATACGGATCTAGTATCGGTGGAAAAGTTATCACCGAAGAAGACCCGCTTAATCCTATTTCTCTGTATGGTAAAACAAAAGTGGATGCCGAAGCCATTTTTAGAGAAACTGAAAACTGTACAACTTTTAGGCTAGCTACAGTATTTGGACCCTCCACTAGAGCAAGGACTGACTTATTAGTAAACAATTTTGTTTTGAAAGCCATTAGAGATAGGGTCCTCGTACTTTATGAATGCGAGTTTATGAGAAACTATGTTCACATTTGGGATGTGTGCAAAGCATTCACTCAGGTTATTGAAAACTGGGATACGTTCAAGAATGATACCTACAATGTTGGCAACGACATCATTAACATGAACAAACTCCAATTGGCAGAAACTATTAAAAAATACACTCCATTGGAAATCATCAAGGCTGAGTTTACTTCAGACCCAGATAAGCGAGACTACGTTGTAAGTAGTCAAAAAATCTATGATAAAGGCTATTCCTGCGACTATGACTTGGACGATGGAATCAAGCAGATGATCAAAGTATACAACCTAATCGATGAGCCTTGGTATGCAAACTACTAACATCTGGGTAAATGGATGCTTCGACATTTTACATCGAGGTCACATAGAATTATTAAAGTTTGCTAAATCACAAGGTGATACCTTGACAATCGGCATCGACACCGATGAGAGAGTTAAGAAATCCAAAGGACCATCCAGACCCTTTAACAATACAGAAGATAGAAAATGTTTTTTAGAGGCGATTAGATATGTTGACAGGGTTGTTACCTATGGATCTAACGAAGAGTTAGAAAAGCATCTAGTAGATAATAACATCGATGTGATGATCATTGGTTCAGATTGGAAAGGAAAAACCGTTGTAGGAGAAAAACTAGTGAAAAAATTAGTTTTTTTTGATAGAATAGGAACATACTCAACAACGAGAATTTTAGAAAATGAAATACGTATTTGACATTGACGGCACAATTTGCGACAAAAATAACAATGATGATTATGATAAGTGCTTCCCTTATTTGGGAAGAATAGGTTTGATCAATAAGCTTTACGACGAGGGTAATGTGATTGTTTTTCATACTGCCCGAGGGATGGGAAGGCACAACAATAACGCACAATTAGCAATCCAAGAGTTTTATGCTTTGACAGAACAACAGTTGAAAGAGTGGGGCGCTAAGTATCATCAGTTGATTTTGGGCAAACCAAGCGGCGACATTTACATAGACGATAAGGGGATTAAAGATGGAGACTTCTTTGCCAATGAAATTTGTTCCTAAAGGCTGGGGCTTTGAAAAGTGGATTGTAAACAATGAAGAGTATTGCGGTAAATTGCTTTACTTTGTGAAAGGCAAGAGATGCTCTTGGCATTATCATGAATTGAAAGACGAAGTATTCTACATCCAGTCGGGCAAGATTTTGGTTAAGTATTCTGATGGCGATGATCTTGAGGCAGCGGAAGAGCTTATCCTTGAAAGGGGCGATAACTTTCATGTATATAGGGGTCTTAGGCATCAAATGATTGCATTGGAAGATACAGAACTGTTTGAATTTTCAACACAACACTTTGACAGCGATAGTTATAGAATACATAAGGGAAATTAAAATGATTAAAAACTTTCTGAACGTCTCTCTTGAGACTGACCACCCTCACCCATTAACTTCTCCAGATTATTATGATCCAGCAGGAAGCATACAAGACAATAGCACTTGTCAGTATTTTATATGGGAATTGGACACACTTTTTTTAGGATCTCCGTATAGGCTTCTTGATTTTGGATGCGCTGGAGGACAATTTGTTGTTGATGTATATAACAAAGGCTATCCTTGGTACGCTGCTGGGATAGAAGGTGGTAATATCCACGCCCCAATGGATGAGGAATTTGAAAACGAGATTGACACGGACACTATCGGCACCTTAAGTAGAGCCAGAGGATACGATAATTGGCGAACCTATAAAAATAAATGCCTTTTCAATGCAGACTTATCAAAGCCATTTAAGATTTACAAACACAATCTAGAGCTTCCCGTAGGTCAGCACCAACTATATCATTTGGGAGATGATTACGACGATGGTAAACAAGAAATGAAATTTGATGTTGTCACGTCTTGGGAGTTCTTAGAGCACCCTCATCCAGATGAAATTGGCGGCATCTTAAAGAACATGAACAAACACCTGAAAATGAACGGAATTGCCTTGGGGACAATAAATCTTAGCCCCGGAGAACATCATAGGTGTATTAAGACTATTGAAGAGTGGGATTTTATTTTTAGACAACACGGGTTTGAGATTGTTGAAAACAACAGAAGCCCTTGGAATTTATCAGCCCCTCATATGTTTCCGTTTAGAACAACCCCTAGAACAAATGTGCCACACATTTATGGAGGAGTGATGCCCTTTCAACCAACTTCGACCTATAATGCAATGTCAAAATTTTCCGTAGACCCGGAAAGGCTCACAGAAGAGGGAAAAAATTATGCATATTTTTATGTTAAAGTAAGAGAGTGTGACTAAATGAAGCTAGTTGTAATCACAGGCTGCTTGGGATTTATTGGCTCTCATGTCGTCAATAAGTGCCTAGGTATGGGCTGGAAGGTGTACGGCATTGACAGCCAAACATATGCTGCAAATGCCCAACTGATTAAAACGTTCAAAGCACATTACAAAAAAAACTTTACCTTTATCGATGCAGACATCGCAGACTTGAAAAGGCTTCCTGATTGTGATTACGTTATAAACATTGCTGCGGAGACTCATGTAGGAAATAGCATTATTGACAGCAAAGAATTCCTTAGATCAAACATCGACGGAGTTTATAATTTGTTAGAATTGATAAGAGCAAAGCCCAGCAATGTTGATCGCAGACCAATCTTGTTTCACTTTAGCACTGATGAAGTTTATGGAGACATTGAAGCTGGAGAACACACGGAGGACGACTTGGTTAACCCAAGCAATCCTTATTCTGCTTCCAAAGCAGCGGCTGATATGCTGGTAAAAGCTTGGTCTAGAACGTATGGATTAGAATACATCATCTTACGACCAACCAACAACTATGGATCCTATCAGTATCCAGAGAAGCTAGTGCCATTATCGGTTAAAGCATTAATGAGGGGTAAAAAGATTAGACTCCACGATGAGGGCTTACCTATACGCAACTGGCTACACGCTGAAGATACGGCATCTGCGGTCATAAGTATCATAAATAGTGGAAAAACCAATGAAACTTATAACGTTGCTGGGGGCTTTGAGCAGGAAAACAGAGAGACAGTCAAAAAAGTCATTGAGGTCTTTCACGGGCCCGAGGTGAATTGGAAAGATTATGTAGATCTTGGCTTTAGGCGAGAGGGTCAAGACGTAAGATACGCCTTGAACGACGACAAACTACGTGCGTTAGGCTGGAAACCACAAAAAGTATTTAACGAAGAGATAGAAAAAGTGGTACAATTTTATAAAGATAACTTTAAATGGTAGGAGAAACTATGAAACTTTCAAAACAAGCAATGGGGTCACTTATGATGGCTCTACAAAAGAGCCTCTTAGAACAAAGCGACATTACTGAGACACTAGAAAAAATGGATTTTGTTCCAGCGGCGGATCAAGAAGGTGCAGAAGCTGAACTGTATGTGAAAAATCCACCCTTGGTTAAATTTGGCAATGAAGGTATTGAAGAAGAGGGTGAATAATGCCAAGTTATGTGTATGAATGTTCAGATTGCAGGGAGATCATAGAGGTTTTTCATTCAATGAGTGATGAAAAGACTGATTGTGAAACTTGTGGGGCAGAAAATACACTAAACAAAATACCAGAAGTGCCGATTTATGTAAAAAAGAAGACTGCTGGAAAAGTTGTAAAAGAACACATCGAAGATGCCAAGCAACAAATTCGTGAAGAAAAAAGAAGCATGAGCAAGGAATACAAACGTTGAATTTAATTATTTTCTTTTTAGTGGTCTCGGTAAGCATTAATGCATTGTTGATTTGGTACATCAGGAAAATGCTAACTAAGCTACTCTATGTTTCAGACAGCATAGGGTCCCTGCTAGTATCAGCTAGTAATTTCTCTAAGCATCTAGATGGTTTGCATTCTATGGAGATGTATTACGGCGATGAGACTCTCGGCTCCTTGATTGAACACTCAAAGCAAGTAATGGAAGAGATAAAAGAATTTGAAGACATTTACGCTCTAACCAATGAAGGCTTGGAAGAGGCTGAAGAACAAGAATAATGGCAAAAGCAAGAAAAAAGAATCTATATTTTACCAAGGATCATGAAAATGCAATAATAGCGTATGCAAAGACTGACGACATAAAAATAAGAACGGAGTTATACATAGAGTGGATAGCTCCTGCTTTTAATGAGATGGTCGACAAGATTATTTACACCTACAAATTTACATCCCTTCCAAATATTGACGTTCTCAAAGATGAGTGCAAGATTTGGCTCACTACAATCTTGGATAAATATGACCCAAGCAAAGGCTCCAAAGCCTTCTCTTACTTCTCAGTTATCACTAAAAATTGGTTTATTCACAAAGTTAAGAGAACCAGTCTAGAAAACAAAAGGGAAGTCCAATTAGACAAAATACCAAAGAATGTGGAAATTAGACAGTTTACTGTTGTCAATGAGTACGAATCCAAGAGGCTGGAAAAGGAATTTTGGATGAATTTTTGGGAAGAGGTTAACTCTTGGGAAACAACCAACATGAAACCAAATGAAGAGAAGGTTTATGAAGCAATTAGGCTCATCTTTTCCAATCCAGACCGAATAGATATCTTCAATAAAAAAGCAATCTACTTTTACATCCGAGAGATCACAGGTCTCAATACAAAACAGGTCGTAAATAACTTAAATAAAATGCGTGTGAAGTATAGAGTATTTAAAAAGAAGTGGGACAAAGGCGATTTGTAATACTTTTTTGCTCTTCAACTATTTATTTTATTATGAAAGACTTAGAATCATACATCGACGAAGCAATCAAAAACATAAGAAGTGATCGCGCCATCACTACTGCACTCCTTATGGAATTGATGGAATACATTAAAAAGGAAGAGGGGAGACGAGAGACAGTTGGCACCATCGCCGCCAAATATGTTGAAACACTCCAGAGATCAAACGAACAGCTTGTTAAAATTAGCGGTCTTATTCAAAAAAAGGCTGGGACCGAACAAGGTCTTACAGAAGAAGATAAAAGCGAATTGTTTGATCTTATAAAAGATTCCTCTAACAAGTAAAAATGTCAAAATCATTATTGGACATTCTAAATGTTGGTCATGGGGTTCTGAACCCTGACCACAATTCTATAACTGGGCAAAATTTTACAACCCCTGTAACTGATTTCTTTTCATCCCTTCAAAAAACTATAAACTTAGTCAATCAATCAAAGACAGGTGGAATAAACGGACCAATGGTTGGAATCTGTCTAAGAGACGAGGGAAGAGTTTCTGAATCTGGCTGGATAGACGAGACCTGTTGGGCAGCCGTCTCTACACAAATAGTAGAGGAGGGGTCCGAGCTTGATTTGACACAGGTCAGAGTGAGGGTTCCCGAACTTCATCCCATGCTTGACATCCCAAAAGATTTGCCAAGCAGATTCGTAACAGACAAAAATCACGACATTATAAACCAGTACCCTGTATTTGTGTCACAATTTCCTACTCCAGCACCAGTTGCAGGAGACTTGGTTTGGATAGATTTTCAAGATAGAGAGAATCGAAAAGGTCCAATTTTTTTAGGAGTTGCTGAAGCTAATTCGTATTCTGCTACTAGCACTGGTGAAGAATCAGAGCCAAAAGAAGAATTTAAAGGTAGGAAAAAGAAAAAGACAAAAATCAATGGAAGGTCAAGTGATACAAAGTCAAGAGTTTTTGTTGTGGGAGATTCAAACACAAAACCAATGACGTTACCGCGTGGCGCATTCGAGCAATTTTATAGAGCCCAAGTCAGCGTAGGGGACTTATTTCAAAAAGCAAAAAACGGAGGAGGTTGGGGTAGCATTTTGAATTCTTGCATAATAGGATTAGAAAAGCAAGTTGGCGGATTTCAAAACGGGGACAAACTTATAATAGGGTCTATGGGGGGTAATGAATCATGGGGATCTCTATTTTTACTAAGCAAGCCAATCGGAGAAAACAGGACTCCGCTGGCAGTAGGCGGAAAGTTTTCTAAAGGATCTGGATATACGGATTCACATTTCGAATCTATCATGATTACAAATCAGTCCTACGAGGACACATCGCTGTTGTACTCTGCTGGCGGCAAAGGTATAAAAAAAGAAAGCGATGGCTATAAATCATTTTCTAATTCGAAGTCTTTAAAAAAGATTACAGACAAGTTGTTAGAAATGGAACTTATAGGTGTGAAAATAATAATCTTTGGACCTCCAATTGGTGGAGACCCAAAGAGGTATCTAGATAGAACTTTTTTGGATCAATTACAACAACAGTGGTTCGATGATAATGGAATTCAATACGTTAGCGTAATGGAAGCTTCAAAAGATTTAATTCCAAACAAGGATGATGTTCACTATGGAAGAAGGGGATCATCTGGATACATAGAATACTTTGACAAACTATTGTCTTCAAAACTACAGAATTTTTAACGGAGAAAGATAAAATGGCAAAATCATTACTAGACATTCTAAATACGGGGTATGGGGTTTTAAACCCAGAACACGTATCTCTATCTGGAAAAAATTATAATAAAAAAGAATCTGGTTTTTTTGATCTTGCAGTTGGAACCATAACTAATGTTATGGCACACTCAAAGGCAGCTACAAAGGGACCAATGGTTGGCATTTGTCTAAGGAACGAAGGCAGAGTTTCGGAATCTGGCTGGATAGATGAAACATGCTGGGCAGCCGTCTCTACACAAATAGTAGAGGAAGGTTCAGAAATGGACCTTGTTCAAATCAGAGTTAGAGTGCCTGAACTCCATGGAATGCTCGACATTCCAAAAGATTTGCCAAACAGATTCGTAACAGACAAAAATCACGACATTATAAACCAGTACCCTGTATTTGTGTCACAATTTTCTTCGGTAATGGAACCAGTCGCGGGAGATTTAGTTTGGATAACCTTTCAGAACAAGGACTCACAACAAGGGGGTATTTTCTTGGGAGTTGCTGAAGCTAATTCATATTCCGCCAATAGCACTGGGGAAGAAGATAATTCTTCTGGGGCTTTTAAGCGGGGAAGAAAGGTAGCAAAAACTGGAGGCACAAAAACAAGCCCAGAAAGTGATAGGTACAAATTTGGCTTACGTTACAGGAATGAAAATCTCTTCACGGGAATGTTTCCTCCCGGTATTTCGGAGGAGGAATTTAAAAACCGTTTGCCGTCTGGTTTTTTTAAAAACAATGGCGTTGGCACCACGGAAACCTATTATGATTTGGCTAAAAAAGCAATTCAAGATCACTCCCCCAACATGCCAATGGCTTTACTCGTTGCCTTAATTCAAACTGAATCAAATTTTAATCACCGAGCCACAAGTCGTGCTTCAAACAAAGCAACTAGTTTATTAAAAAAACAGCCATACAATTTTAAATATAAAAATGATCCTAGATTTGGTGACATTGGGGCAAAAGGTCTGGGTCAATTTATGAACGTAACTAGCGGCTATCAAGTATCTCAAAAATTTGGTGGTCCTGTTGATAATGGGGTATTCGGAAGTTTGCTACACGACCCTTTTAAGCCAAAGGATAATATCCCAGCGACAGTCAAATTAATGCATAGGCTTATAAAGAAAAGATACAACAATGATCCTGTAACAGGATTACATGCTTATAATGCTGGTCGGGGAAACACTCCTGCCGCTGGAACTAAAATTTCTGATAAATGGGTAAATCCAAGATACTCTGAGAAAATCTTGCGTTATTACCATCACTATCAAACTGGGGAAGTACACGAAAAAATGCCAACAAAATAAAAACAACAAAAAATTTAATAATAAAGTTAATTATTGTTAAAGTAGAGATAATTATAGGCAATCTAAAGGAAATTGTAAATTAATGACCACAAAAGATTATATAAAAATTAAAGACATTAGATCCTTCAAAGTCAGAAAGGCTGAGAGAGATGCTAGAGCGTCTGTCGACTTTGCCATGGAAAGAATGGGAGAAGATGCCAAATTTAAGTTTAGAGGCATAGGCGGTCGTCTATCTCCTGAGTTTGTTCCAAAATTTAATGAGTCAGAGAGCGAAAAAGTTCTTCAAGGAAGGGGAACAAATGCGTGGATTGTTCTAGGAAAAGATAGACCCCAAGGTACAGCTTCCGGATATGGAGGCATCGGTGCAGACAGGTGCGGAGCAATCGATCTATGTGTGGGTCGGTTAAGTATTCTGGGTGACAAGGGGGCAAACCCTTCTCAATTTTCAACTGATGTTTTGGATTTGGACGCGACCTTGAATAACGATGGCAAAGCCGATAATGATTTTGTTGCAGACGCCGCAAGGATTTACATTTCTGAAAGAACTAGGATTGATGAAAACTTTGGTATAGCAGTTGGAAAAGCTGGCTCCACGCCCGGACTATCCGCAATAGGTATTAAAGCAGATCAAGTTAGGTTGATGGCTAGAGAGGGAATAAAATTAATAACCAGACCAGATGAAAGAAACTCTAAAGATGGAAACGCTGATGTTGTTATGGGTATTGACCTTATAGCAGGAAATGATGACTCTGACTTGCAGCCCCTTGTCAAGGGAAAGAATCTGGAAAAACTACTATTGTACATGGCACAGGACACTTCAAATCTTGCATCGATGATACATTCTTTGACCATTTCTGTTATTGCCTTGGAGAGTATGTTAGCAGCACATACCCATACAAATGCAGCCGGTCCAACATTACCATCTATTGAGTTGGGTGTTTTTACGGCAAATTCAACAATTAAAAAAACATGTTTAGACATTCCATCACATTATAAGAAAGTCATGGAGAACATAACTGCTGAAATAGAATTTTTAAAACCCTATGGGGCGCAGTACATTAATAGTAGATCTAACCATACAAATTAAATTTGAGGTAAAATAAATGGCTCTTAAACCACCAATAACTCCCCTTAAACTCGCCGTGAAGCAGTTTGACGAAAAGGGAAAATCACAAGTCGATTCGTCGCAAATTGGTGATGAGTTCTATTTTAAAAACACTCCTCCAAATTCATCTGAAATAACAGCTATCTCTTCTGTTAACATCCGTATGCCATTTTATCGCAATTCGGCAAATAGTATAGAAAACTCCGTGTCCTTTGAAAATTTATACAGAGAAGGGGATAGTGATAAAGTTGCCAACATCCTTGTTAAGGGCGGCGCAATAAATAAGGCATTAAAATACTCTTTATTGTACAATTATTTTGGCTACCCTGTGGCGAACATAACATCAGATTCCAATAATTTATCTGAAAGCCCGGAAAGCGCGGACACTTATCAGTTTACAACACAAAACAAATATGACTACAAGCCATACTTGTATGGATACGCATACAGTAAAATTAATAATGATAATGCCAACCTTTATACAACCTATAGAGCAGCGGGTATACCAACAAGACAAGTTTATCAATTAGGCAGGATAGGTCAATTGCCTGATTTCGGCAGTATTAGCAATAAAGACGACCTAAAGTTGGCTTATGAAAATAATACTTATAAAAGTTTTCAAGACCTAGATAATGACGGAGGATTCAATGGAGAATTAAATTATAAAATTTTTCAACAAATCCATGGATCCTATGAGGGTCCATCCCCCATAGGTGGCGGATTGCTTGAGCAGACGTATGTTGACATCATTGGATTCTCTCCAGAGGCATCGTTCTTCGCATCACATAATAACAATGGATCATTATACATTTATAAGCCACAAAAACCTTTGGGTGAAAACATAGACAATGGAAAGCTTTTAGGGTCGTTTAAGGGCGACTCCATCTCTCTTCCGCTATCTGTGGCATCAGGGGAGATGCTCTCCAATTATGATGAAAGTCAAATTTTGGAACTCGTTAAGGGCGGAGATGCTGGAGTACCATCAATTCAAGATGCACAGCAAAAATTGTTTGGAAGCACATCTAATCAGGATAGTTCAAATTATAGCGCATTCTTAGATGCAGTCATGTGGAAGAAGTTTTCAAACCCTATCAATAAAACTTATTGTAGGGCTTGGCTACCATCATTTCAAGGCACAAGATTTGGATCATTTGGGCTAACCAATGATTCTTATGGACCGGATCCGCAAATTGTTGAAGGCGGAGCCGGTACCGGATTAACTTTTGGGCAAGACTATCAGTATAGTCAAGTTTCTCAAATGATAAACCACAACTTAACATGGAAAGGAAACTATAATTACGACATTGATACACTAGGTATGATCTTGGGTCAATATGGCGCGACAGGCTGGTATGAATACATTAACCAAGAAGGTTTGGTAAACGAACTGGATATAGAAAATCAAAGCATAAATGGCACCCCAGATGACTTCTTAAAACAATCTTACGATAAGTTTTCTAAAGAAAATTTGGCGTCGATGTATAAGATAATCCCCGGAAGCAAAGTTTTAAATAGTGGGACAAATTCTGGAAATCAAAATGAAGTTAGTTATTATGTTGCCAATCCCGCTAGAACACTAAACAAAATTATGCCCTATGTTATGAAGTACATAACAGAAGTTGTGCCAAGTTTTACCACCGCTGGGGCGGCGGACGAGTGGAAATCTGGAGATGGTGCTCTTGACAACAATTTAAACACATCAGATGTAATTAGCAAATTAAAAACATCAATAGAGCCGTCCGACCTCTTAAGGAAATTTAGATTCTCAACAGAGGACATGACAGAATACGATAATTCTGACGTTAAAGGTTCTCTAGGATATACACACCGTGTCGGAGATCTGGGAAAATCAGGAGAAGAATTAGGCTTAAACCAAGCAAGAAACAGACTCACTATTGCTACACCATCAATCTCGCAGAGAGAATATTTGACCCAAGGTTCAATCGGTGGAGGCACGGGCGATTATCCAGCTTTGATTGAAAGCTACTATTCTTATGTCGATTATTTACCTTTTGATAAAAACTTTACGTATAATTATTATTCTCCAAAAGACAATGGGGGCTTTCGTTTTTTAGCTGACAATCTGGTTGTTAATCTAGCTAACAATAAGTCAAATGGTTCTAGCGAATTTGCGATGGCATCAACTTTCTCGCTATTCCTACTGTCACAAATGTATTTAAAGTTGCCACCCTATTATTATAAATCTCAAGACATTGAGGGGTATTATGCGAACTCTATTTTAGAATCTGGCACCTCCGCCCATGGCGGCGTTGAGATGAAGATTAAAGTATCTAATAAGTGGCTCAACATGGATGAATCTGATGGGATCATAATCACCGATACACAGATGGAACCCGGTAAGAAAAATGTATACGGCGGGAGTGCTATTAATTATTTGGCTCAATCTTTATACACCGATGGATTTAAGGGCAATGATGCTAGGAAAGAATTGACTAGCTTAACAAACTTGTCTGGCGAGGGGACAAATTATGGATTCTTGGGCTTAGGGTCATTAACATTCCCACCAAGCCTATACCCAGAATTTGCAAATGAAAACCCAGCTATAGCATTGTGGCAATCAGAGGAAATTTCCGCTTATTGGGATAACCCCCCGGACGAGATAGGACCTTACGGGAAAGAAATTTCAGTCGAAGTTAAAGGGCAGTCCGATCTAACTTTTCCAGTGTGGAACTATTCTGGAAAAGATCTAGACAACATTAACTGGAAAACAATTTCTGAATATGAAGACAAGGTAGAAGATTTACAATCAGCTATTAATGAAAATTCTCAGATAGGTCAAGTAATAAATTATGGAATTCCAGAATGGGTAAGGGGGCTACGAATTTATCCAACACTGGATTCTGAAACCACTATAACAAACCTACAACAATCAGAGTTCTATGATGATGGTGCCTCTGTTGTCGCTGCTATGAACCAAGCACCAGTTGTAGAGGGGAGCGGCGAGGGCACCATCCTAAGAAACTATAAAACCTCAAACTCAAAAAACATTAAAGATAAAATAATTTCTGGTGTTAAATTTGTAATCGAGCCAACCATACACGAATCTTCTGAAATGCCAGTTATACAGGGCATCGGAGATAATTCTGTCGAAAATTTCTATGGGGAACACAAATCTTATGCTGAATTAAAATATGCCGTAGAGATCGACATCGACGAAAGAAAGCTCTTAATGGACATGGCTTCTCAAGGAATAATTGCTTTTGCTGGAAATCTTGGAGACTATGAAGATCTTGGGTTTGACATAGAAGAGTTGTTATATAAATCAAATGGTAACGTGGTATCACCCTCTTTAGCAGATGCCTATGAACAATTGACTGATGGTTTTTCAACAATTTCTGGTTATGATTTTAGTAAGTTTCCCTCATTAGTATCTCCGGGAACCCCTGCACTTTGTGGAACAGACGCCCCCCAAGATGTTAAATCTAAGGCTCAGGGAATCAAGAGTACCACAAATGATCCCTTTGTCTGCACAAGTTATGTTTGCTTAAACGAAACTGGCGCTCCATCGGTCGCTTTAAAATCTTCTCCGGGAACCAAGTCTGGCAACATGGGCTATTTAGCTGACAAAACTATTGTCAAAGTCTTAAAAGAATGGGTTAACGGAAAAGGAGAATTCAACAAAGTTCATGTTACAGACACTAACAGCCCACTTAGTGGATCAACCGGGTACATCTCCCCTGAAGTTTTAAAATCTATTCGATTCTCTTCTGAAGAGCCAATCTTCTTTGAGGAAAGATTTTCTCTACCTCTAGCTGAGACAATCGTACAGATGAGCAGTGAGATGGCAAAAGCCTTAAATCCTAGTTGGTGGAAAATTCCTCAAAACTCTATTGCTGAAACATCAGAACCCTACTTACATTTAGAAGCCGGAGAGTATCACTATCCTGTTACACTAGATACCGAGTGTATAATAGACGAAGAGGACTTTGAAAAACAAAAGTTACAAGCAAAAAAGAAAGGATTAGTAGAATTATTTAACTACTATGATAAGGATTACAACGAATCAGACATAGAAAATTTTATACAAACTTATCTAGCAGTAAGAATTGATGATGATGGGTATTATGTGGACTCAAGACCCGGAGCCAAAGTCATGATGTTGCTTAAAGTGGGGGGAGTATACCTAAATGCAATCCCAACAAACACACAAAGCTTGGAAAATTTAAAAAATGCCGCAACAAAAGTGATTTCTTTAAACACCAATTGGTACCAGCTACATTTGCAGCAAGCAGTATATGCTTTGAATAAGTTATACCTAGACATGTATTCATCCGAATACACAGTTCCGGGATTCAACTTTTTTAAGGAATCAAAAAGATTATCCAGTGTCCCTCTTACTTTGAAAAAAGTATTAGCAGCGAATGGTTATGAAACTAACCCATCTGAAGAGAATGTTTTTAATTTAGGATTCAATGATGCCTATGAGTTGATTTACATTTCTTATAAAGAGAAGGGTAAAAATGAAAAACTAATGAACCTAGGTTTTAACCACCTTAAAAACTCAGAACCGTTTGTATTTCCCTATACGATGAGTCTGCTGTATCATCACAGACAATTAAAAAATCCACTTCTAAAGTGGCAAATTATTTTCAAAGAATGGCTCCCTGTGCCTAGACCTAAGATAATTCTAAAGGAAGCTGGAGATGGGGACTTTCCAATCTCCAAATGTTCCCCATGGATGAACTGGGTCTCTCCCTCCTTATCTAAGCTTTGGGACAACGCATTGGGTCAATTAAGTGAAGCTCTAGATCTGGATCCGCGATACGATTTGGGCGCATTTCAATTTAATCTATTGCAATATTTCCCCCCATGTCCGCGACCTGCTGCGGGAAGAGGTCCCGGTTATTTGAACTTTGTTAGTCAAATAAATGGGCAATCACAGATTTATACAGAAAAAGAATTAGTTGAAGGCATGTCCAACGAAATAAACAAAGTTGGAGAATACGTTGGAGATTGGCTTTCATCAGGCGAGGCTTTAAAAGACGTTCAGTCAAAAATCTTTGACATGGACGACTTATATACATATGTATTGAACTACATAACACCCGAGCTTCTATACAGCAAGATTTGCAAATGCTTTTTAGACTTGATGGATGTTGATGACATAAGCGTCCCAAACTTAGAAATTAATGCAACAGGCGGATCTGGCGGGCTAACGTTAAACCCTGATTCTGTTGGTAAGAACCCAAAAGAAATGCTCGACATTCAAGGACCAGAAATGTCGACTAGCTTTTTAGATGAAGATGGAAATTATAAGGAATGGAAAGATTGGGACCGGACAGCTATTAGTGCAGAAGATCTTTTCTGCTCATTTTGCTTTAGAATGCCAAGCGTATTTCTCAGATTACCATCTACAGACATCTTGGCAGAACTTATCAACGCACTGAAGGCAGCTTTGGAATTCGCTCTAGCTCAAATTTTAATGCAATTGGTCGCATCCTTGCTTGAAATTTTATTAACATGCCCAGAGCTTCAGTGTGGTCCGGAAGAAAATGTTGGACGAGTTCAAGATTTTGGTGCATTAAACCTCTCAGACTTGATGGGTGATGTTGATTTTGATAAGTGTGGATTATTGATAGATGGAAAGTTTATTACACAAGAAAAAGTTGATCAAATGCTGATTGAGATATCAAATAGTCTGACAACTACCGAGGTTTTAGGTCTTATCGAAGGTAATGCTTCAAGTGTTGTAATTAAAACAGCAAATCAGGTTATCAATAAATACCCGAACATAAGATCAGCTATACCAAATCCTGCAATGATAGAAGATTTTTTCTTATGTGCTGGTTCTAAAATTGATCCAAATTTCTTAGATCAGATTCTCGATGATACAGCAGAATCCTTTCAAGACCCCACAGTATGCAGCAACATTCTGGAGGAAACAAAACAGAAACTTCTTGATAAGTGCGGAACTTTGCCCAATGCGATAGAAGTAGCAAATAAGGCTTTGAATCACGACATCAATAAGTATAAAGAAATAGCAAGAATAATCAGGGAGAATGACGATCTTTCAAATCAACTCCCCCCGTTATTTACAGATGGCAAAGGCGCACAAAGTATTTTATCTGGCATTAAGTTTGATACATTAGATTTTGCATTAGATAACGTAATTGATAATTTATCAATTCCTATTGAAACACAACTAAACATTGATTGTAATAACTTTTTTAATCCTCTGTCTAATAGGTTTGTAAAAGATAACGGCGGAGCTTCCCTGTATGATCTTGATGTTAGAGATTTCTTGCTTTGGAGAGGCTTCGGCGATGATGACAGCAGCAACACTTTGGCGGGGCTTGTGACTCCTGATGAAGTGACTCCCATAGACTCGATTGTAAATAATGTTGCAGAATACGTAAAATCTGGAGAATTTCAATTCACATTACAAGCTCCCGAACTACAAGCCACAATTAAAATGAATCCCCCGCAAACAAAAGATGGAGAATTAATCTACACCAACAACCTGACACTGTTTGCTCAGAGACCACCAGTTGGATCCAATGAGGGCAATACAATACAATTTAATTTATCTTCGAAAGAATTTGCTCCTGACATCAAGGAGTTTTTAGAAAAAAATGAGATAGAGCTTTATAGCAACCAGATACCAGAGCAAGTTCAGGTTTTTGCTGCCCTAATGTCTAAGTCTGGTGGTATTTCTGACTTTTTATCAAAAGATGCATTGGCAGAATTTTATTCAATAGTGCTGTCTTCCTTAACAAATGGAATTGGAAATACTCTAAGAGATACAAACATTTTGGAAACCTACAGTGTTAAGCCCACAGACAAAGTAACATTGTTTGATAATAAGGGTCTTGGGCAAGTTCTCTCTATAGCGGCAGCACCTTTTCTCATAGCAGACTCATCGCTGGACAAGTTTATCGACGAGTTTTACCCAGTATTAACGAGAAACGCCATAGAAGATACGGACTTGACAACGTTGCCTGCCACCCAAGCCAAGAATAATCCATATTCTTCTGGAATTGTTGATTTTGAAGAGATGAAGAGGGTCATTAAAAACAACTATGACTTCTCTAGAGAAGCAGATCAAACATCTGACTCCATTCAAATGCCCCAAAAGGCGTTTTTAAATGGGCTTGTGCATGGATTCATGCAAATTTTTGCTGGTGAAGTATTCGCGAAGGCTTGTTATTACTTGCCTTATTTTCCTCATGAGGTATTTTCTTCTAATTCTGAGCTATTAATTGAATACATCTTTGATGTCTTCGAGACAAATTGGCTTAATACAGCACAACAAGAAGAATTTAAACCTATTTGGAAATCAACTGTATGCAGGCTAGTAGCAGAGAAAGCCGAATTCGTACCAGACAGTGATTCTGATAAACTGCCTCGCCTTCCGGGAGAAGTTGGAAGTGAATTTGCCGCCCCAACAGAAATAAAAGGGTCAATTTATGACATGAATTTGGGCATACCTGTTAGAATTGAAAATTGGAAGGATGCTACCAAGTATTTTATTAGACAAGGCTATGAGGGTCCATTAAGATTTATTAAGAATAAAATACAAGGAAACAAATTAAAGACAGGCAGTTTTGTCAACAATGAGGCTAACCCGTTTGATTTCATGGCTTTTAAGTCTTTAAAGCAAATACATCATAGAAATTTAAACTTTGAAACAGAGCAGGGGTATAACTGGGTTCCATCTTCAATTTCAAAAGAGGACCAATTTAAAACAGGAAGATTTTTCATACAATATTATTATGAACTAGAAGAGTTGGACAAATTTGTCACCCCCGATGCAGACAGCGGAGAGGTTAATGAACTTTTTAATGTGCAGTTTGTAAACAGAACACCAGACTTGAAAGGAAAAATAAGCCCCCAACAATTTGTTAATTTAATAAACCAACTAATACCTCCCGGAGGAAATTCTCAAATGGGGTTTGGTTATGATAATAAATTTAAATCTAAAAAAATAAAAGATTTTTTCAAGTCCATTAAAATAGGGTTGAGGTTTTGTTATGGATTGAGGCATTACAATACAATTTCTGATGCTGAACAAGAAGGTATAAATGACTACGATAAAGTAAAAGATTCAATTGATTTCTTAGTAAAAGAATATCAAAAAGCACTAGACTCTGTAGCGTTAACCGAGGCAATTGATGAATCAATAGAGGGAGAGTTCACAGAAGATCAACAAAAGAATGCCGACCTTATTTATGATTTTACTAACTTTATTAGAAGAGAAAAGTCATTTGTAATCTTTGAAAATGTTGGGACTAAATATGATCTAGATAGTTCCGATCCTTCTGAGCCATTTGAAATAGATGGAAAAGAGGGCGAGTTTGTTACTCAAGGCATTTCTGGGACAAATTTGGAATTTTTGGAAGAAGAGCTTTTTGAAGCGTTTTATCAAAGCGAAACAGGAGACAATCCATCCGGGACCGTTTTCGGCTATGCGATAGATAAGTTAATAGAAAAAACCGGAGCAAAAGTCAGCTTTGTATTTCCGATTATCTCTAGGAGCGAAGACGTTACAGATGATAAAGCATTTAATAAGAAGCTTTATAATGTGGCAGAATCTTATGAGGGGAATGAATTAGAAAGAATTCTAGATTTTTTCGAGAGACCAACCGGAGTATCTAAGACTCAAAAGCTTTTGGAATCAATAGCAATGTCAGAAGAATACAGAGCTATGTTTAGTTACGTGATTCCGGTCCCCGAGATCATTAATTTATATTTAATCTTCTTTAATTTGATTCTTGATACAGACAAAGAAGTTTTAAAATCATTTAAATTAAGCAAAGATGTTATGGCTTCTTTAATTGAGTCTAATTACTCTCTGAGGGGGAAAGATGCCTATAAGAACGTTCCCAAGTCAATAGAAAACATGGGAGGTCCTAAAGGAATTGCTCAGAGCTTCTCTTCTAATTCGAACTTTAACAAAAAATAAATAAAACACAACGAAGGAAAACAAAAACATGCCAAACTACTCTCCAAAATTGCCTTTGGCTTTTGATGAAAAAGGCGGTTACAAAATGATGAATACGCTGGGGGATGTTATAAAGCAGAATCTGAAGTCCCTTGTTTTAACAATGCCGGGAGAAAGAATAATGATGCCAAATTTTGGAGCAGGAGTTTATCAATACTTTTTTGAGCCAATGCACCCATCATTGTTTAGAAAAATAAGGGCAGATGTAATTAGGCAGGTTGGTAGCTACATGCCTTTTATCCAAATACAGGCAATAGATTTCCTTACCAGCGATGTAGACTTATCCCTATCGGATACTACAGTCAGAATAGTTATAAAATACTCAGTACCATCTTTTAATACTAATGATGTTCTGAATCTACAAGTAAATTATGGTTAAAATAAAAGTATTTGATTTGCGTTATGTAACTATTTAGAATAAATAAGGGAGACTTTAAAATTGTCTAGACAGAATGAAAAAGAAAAAAAGGTTCCAATAAGATACACAAGCAGAGATTTTAATACAATCAAGACTGACCTTGTTGAGTACGCAAAAAGATATTATCCTGATACTTATCAGGATTTTAGCGAAGCATCATTCGGATCTCTTATGTTAGATACTGTTGCTTATGTTGGCGACATGCTATCTTACTATCTTGATTATCAAGCGAATGAATCCTTTTTGGATACATCTATAGAAGTAAAGAACATAATAAAACTCTCCAAGCAGCTTGGATATAAACAAAAAGGAGCACCTTCCTCTACTGGTATAGTGACTTTTTATGCCAGCATACCAGCATCCTCTGAGGGCATCGGCGCAGATTTAAATTATGCACCAGTATTACGTAGGGGTGCAATTTTCACTTCAAACGGAGGCGCATCATACACTTTAGCAGATGATGTAGATTTTTCAAATTTTCAAAATGAAATGGTCGTATCTCAAGTTGACTCTACAACTGGGTCGCCAACTAGGTACGCATTAAGAACGTATGGTAGAGTTGTTTCTGGTAAATTAGCTATACAAAAGATACAAGTACAGAACTTTCAAAGATATCCTAGATTTAAAATCGATTCATCAAATGTTAGTGAAATTATCTCGATTACAGATTCTCAAGGGCGTGTATTTTATGAGGTTGATAATCTGGCACAAGATGTTATCTATAAGCAAATTTTAAACATGGAATCTGACAAAAACCAAGTCCCATTTCTCATTAAGCCCGTATCTGTATCCAGAAGGTACATTATTGAGCACGAGTATGGAGAAACATTTATACAGTTTGGTCATGGTGATGAAAACTCCTCAACAAAGAATGATGTCATAGATACAACAAAGTTAGCTTTAGACATGCATGGCAGAGACTACATAACTGACAAAGCTTTTGATCCGTCAAAGTTAATTTCAACAGACAAAATGGGAATAGCTCCGTCGAACACCACTCTGACTGTTGTATACAGAACAAATACTGCAAACAATGTTAATGCTTCGACAAATTCCCTAACAAACATAGCAAATCAAGAGTTTTCTTTTTCAAATCCCGCCTCTCTTAGTGCTAGAGAGATAGATAATGTTGTAAATTCTGTAGAATTCATTAATGAAACTCCAATTACTGGTGGCGATAGAATAAATTCTACCGATGACATAAAAAACTTGGCTTATGGATCTTTCAGTTCTCAAAACAGGGCGGTTACAAGGGAAGATTACGTAACGTTAGCTTACATGATGCCCGCTCAGTTTGGATCTCTTAGTAAAGTTCAGGTCATAAGGGATAACTCTTCTTTTAGAAGAAATTTGAACATTCATGTTTTGTCAAAAGATAAGGAAGGTTCCTATACAATAGCGCCACAGTCTATAAAAAATAATTTAAAATCATGGCTGTCTAGATATAAAATGATTAATGATACTGTGGACATTTTGGATACAAAAATAATAAATTTGGGAATAGAATTCACAGTTGTTGGCGAGAACGGTTTTAATAAAAATCAAACCTTGCAACTATGTGTATCAAAAATAATTAATGAATTTGTAAATAGAAATACTGAAATAGGAGAGTCGTTGAGGATCGGAGACATTTTTAGAGTTTTAAAAAATGTCGATAGCGTATTGGATGTGGTAGAGGTTAAATTTGTTAACAAATTCGGAAGCCAGTATTCTAGTATTTCTTATGATGTTTTACAAAACAGTTCAGCAGACGGAAGGCTATTAGAGGCACCAGAAGATGGTATTTTTGAATTTAAGTTTCCTTCTTCTGATATAGTGGGGACAGTTTTATAATGGCTATTAAAAGATACATTGCAACATCAGACAACACGATCACGAATGCATTTCAAATGGATTTGCAGACTAGGGGCACCGGATCAAACATGGGTGCAGCAGACGTACTCGAAGCATTTTACATTTATGGACAAGTAAGCTCCTCTGCCGGTACAACTGCTGAAAAATCAAGAATTCTTGTTCAATTTGATATTGACAAGATGAATCAAGACAGGACCAACGGTCTTATTCCTGCTAGCGGTAGTGTTGATTGGTATTTAAACCTTTACAATGCGCCGCATACCTTTACCACGCCAAAAGATTTTAAAATGGTTGTCAAAGTTTGCTCCGGGTCTTGGCAGGAAGGTACAGGTTTGGATTTGGATAATTACACCGATCAGACTTATGAGGGAACTGGATCAAACTGGGTAAGAAAAGGCGCAGCAGGCGATGGAAATTCTACTTGGTTGACTGAGGGTGGAGATTTCGCTGAAAGCCATCTATCTCCAACGTATACCGTTTCTTTTATCGACGGAACAGAAGATTTATCAGTAGACATTAGTAACATTGTTGAAGACTGGTTAGCAGGAGGCGTTGCCGCCTCCGGTGTAATAATTGCAGACGAATCAGGTACGGTACCGGACGATTA